TCGACTCGGAAAAATCCTATCCTCGCGGAACCTTTGCCACCCATAACGGCGGGTTGTGGCGAAGCTACCAGAAAACCGTGGGGATGAAAGGCTGGGAATGCATCGTTGATGGGGTGAACAGCTTTACCATTGTTCAGGATGACGAACGCCATTTCACACTGGAAAGCCGAACCGCAGCCGGACAGGTCGTCGGAAAACAGTTCTCGCTTCCTGTGATGATTTATCGTGACGTTTACTCGCAAGGCAAGACCTATCATCCCGGCGACACGGTGACGTTTGGGGGGAACCTGTGGCACTGCTTTGAAAAAACATCGCTTAAGCCGGGTGAAGTACCGGGTCAGGCGTGGCGGCTTGCCGTCAAGAAAGGTCGTGATGCGAAGAGGGAACCATGATTGCGTTTGTCTCGCTCGATGAAGCAAAAGAACACCTCCGTTACGACTCCGACGCGGACGGTGATTCAGACCTGCAACAGAAAATTTACTCCGCGAGTTCGATTGTTCTTGATTACATTCAGGGCAGTCGCGATCAACTGGTGGACGAAGACGGTGAAGTTATTGAAGGCACTGACGCACTAAACCGCGTGAAGATGGCAACGCTGATGATGCTGGGCATTCTGGACCGTGTTCGAAACGGCGAAGAGGAAACCACCTATCATCAGGGTTATCTTCCCTTCTCTGTGACCAGTCTGATTTACTCGTTACGAAAACCGACCATCGTGTGAGGGTGTATGGCCTGTAAAGGGTGTGCGGCTCGCCGCGAATGGATTAAAAAGATGATGAAACTAGCCTATGACCGAGCCACTGGAAAGCGACCTGATAACGGCGCTGATCGAACAAACGCACGCAATAAACCGACTGGCTGATTCGAATGAAGCGCTTCTTGCGATCATTTATCAGAACATCGAGCAACAACATATGGATGATGACATTCCTGAAGCCACATATCTCAACGGCAAGCCCATAAGGTGATTCCATGAAAGACGGACTTCGGAATAAATATGTTTCGCTTCAGAAGCCTGTCAGAATTGTGAATCCCGACACGGGTGAGCGAATCAACACCTGGCAGGAAGAAGCAAAGCTATGGGTCGAGATTGTGCCTTCTTCAGTGCGTGAATTCGACGCCGACAGTGCTGAACAGGTTGAGTCGACAGGACGAATCGTCATCCGTTATCGACCTAATGTGACAAACAAGCACCGTATTGTTCATAACGGATTGATTTATAATATTACTGGCGTACTGCCCGATCCTTTCTCAGGGAAAGATTACCTGACGCTGCCTTATACGCAGGGGGTCAACAATGGCTGATGACTTTACCTTTTCTATTATCGGCATTGAGGCGCTTCAGGCCAAACTCAAAGCCATTGACGACGACATGCGCTATCGAAATGGTCGCGCAGCACTGAGAAAGGCCGGGAATGTTATTGTCAAGAACGCAAAGAAACGCGCCGCGCTGATTGATGACCCCGGAACAGGTCGAAGTATTGTCGATAATATCGCGATGCGCTGGAGTAGCCGCCTGTTTAAACAAACGGGTAATCTCGGGTTTCGAATTGGTGTGCTTCATGGTGCCGTTCTGCAAAATCATCCTGACCTCGGATTTAATGCCCCCACGCCACACTGGCGACTCATTGAATTCGGCACCGAAAAAATGCGGGCGCGACCCTTTATGCGCCCAGCAATGGATGACAACACGAACTTGATTGTCTCTACCTTTGTGAACAGCTATTCAAGCGGTATCGATCGCGCCCTTGCTCGCGCTGCCTTTAACCGGTCGTTTGTGGGGCCGTCCATCACGTCACAGCAACGCCGCCAGATTTTCAATAACAACTTCGTCGGTCCCCGACAAGCCTGATTGAGACAACGCCATGATTATTCCGATTTATCGCCGCTGCATCGAAGATGAGAGGGTGAGGGCGCTGTTGTCAGATGGGGATGACATTCGTCTTTACCCGTTCAGTGAAAAGGACGATGACGTTGTTTATCCCTATGTGGTCTGGCAAGGGGTAAGCGGATTACCTGAGAACTATCTGGGAACCCGGCCTGATGTCGATACGTATTCAATCCAGATTGATGTTTACGCCGACACCGCCACTAACGCGACTGAAGTCGCTGAGGCTATTCGCTATGCCATTGAAACCCATTCAAACATTACACGTTATGGCTCTATGACGCGCGACAGTGATTCTAAACGTTATCGCTATTCGTTTGATGTCGACTGGATGCTTTTACGTTAAAGACCCCCGTCAACAATGCCGCCTCAGGGCGGTTTTTTTTCGTCAGGAGACTAACAAATGTCTGTTTTAACGCAGGGAACACAGCTTTACGTTTACAAAGAGTCAACGCAACAGCTGATGGAAATTGATTGTATTTCCTCCTTCAACCCCGGCTCTTCACCCGCTGACCAGATTGAGACGACCTGTCTCTCAGAGCGCAGCACACGAAGCTACCAGAAAGGGCTTCGCACACCCGGACAAGGGACGCTGACCCTGAACCCGGATCCGGGCAACGTCTCGCATTTATTCCTGAGCCAGAGCGCCGAATCCGCTGACCAGGAAGATTTGGTGTTTGCTGTTGGCTGGTCTGATGGTGAAGATGCGCCAGCCATCGATGAGGTCGGTTCGGACAATGCTGTTGATGGTCTGCTTTTGCCTGAGGACCGCAGCTGGTACGTCTTTAAGGGGTATGTGTCCGATTTCCCGTTTGACTTTGAAGCAAACACCGTTGTTCAGTCCGCTGGCACTATTCAGCGTTCAGGCGCGGGGATTTGGGTCACGAAAGCCACCGAAGAAGGCTCGTAATAGTCAGGGGCGAAAGCCCCTTTTACTTTGAGGACTTGAATGAAACTCACGCTTGAAAATCTGAAAAACGCCGGAGCCTTTACAGGTCGACCCGTCCAGAAAGAAATTGAATGGATGCAGGGCGATGAAAAGCTTACTGCAACCATTTTTGTTCGTCCTATGGGGTTCCAGACAGCCACAAATGACGTGATGGCTTATTCAGGGAAAATCGATGGTATCGCAGGACGTATTGCCGCCTCAATTTGTGATGAAGAGGGGAAGCCAGTCTTTACCGTTGATGATATTACGGGTGAAGCTGAACCTGAACGCGGCTCTCTCGATGGAAACCTGAGTATTGCCTTGCTTGTGGCGATTCAGGAGGTGAACGATCTGGGAAAGACTACAAACTTACCGGAGAAGATGAATTCTGGTGTGAAATCGTCCTCAACGGCATCGGTGGTCGCACCATCGCCGAAGCAAAAGAGCGCCTGAGTTTACGCGAAGTTCAGATGTGGATGGCTTATCGAAACGAAACTGGCTCACTTAATCCTATGATTCGCGGTGAATGGGATGCGGGTGTTATTGCCAGTACGATCGCCAATGTGAATCGGGGAACAGACACGGAACCCTTCGATGTCACTGACTTCACGACCCATTACCAAAAGCCCCACAAAGAAGAGAAACCGATAAGCCTTAACGAGGCGATGCGGACGTGGGGATAAAATTTACTCGGGGGTGTCATGGCGGGGAAATCGCTCGGAACGCTGACGCTTGATTTGGTGGCAAATGTTGGCGGGTTTAAGCAAGGCCTTGATCAGTCACAGCGTCAGGCTGAACAATGGCGCAGAAATGTTGCATCGACATTTGCCAAAGTAGCATCACGCATTGTTCCAGTTGGATTAGCGATTGAGGGTGTTACTGAAGCCATTGATTTACTCAAAGAATCATCAAGTAATGCTCGGGACATAGATAATTTCTCTAAATCCCTCGGAACCAGTTCAACCAATCTCCAGGAATGGCAATATGCGGCCTCTCAGGCGGGGATTAACGGTGAAAAACTGGCCGACATGTTCAAGGACATCAACGATAAAATCGGGGATGCAGCACTGAACAAAACGGGTGCAGCTGCTGACGCACTCACTCAGTTGTCATTATCTGCTGAACAACTCAGGAAGCTATCTCCCGATCAGATTCTTGAGAAGATTGGCACAGCGTTAAGCAATTCTAATTACACCCAAGCAGAAAAGACAAACATCCTCGAATCTCTGGTTAATGATGCGACACTACTTGAGCCTTTGCTAGATAACAACAATCAGAAGTTGAATCAATTAAAGCAACAGGCATTAGACCGAGGCGTTATCTATTCTCAGCAAGACATTGAAAATCTTACAAACGTCAATAAGCTCTTCACGCAAATTAATGATGTTGATACTGCTTTCAAAAACAAAATCGCATCGGCGCTGGCAAGCGTAGATTTTTCTTCACTGAGCGAAGGTTTAAGTGCGTTATCATCCTTCATTGCAAGTCCTCAGGTTCAAGAAAATCTCACCTCAGCCGCACAAAAAATATCTGATCTTGCTTCAGGGATTGTCAGAATTGCGGTTGGCCTTGAAAGATTAAATGAGGCAAGTAAGAATTTTGGGTTAGTTAAGTTTCTCAACAATACCTTAACTGACGTCGGGAAGGCGAATGCTAACCATTTCAGCATCACTCCTGAAGCAGGAATTTCTTTCCCTCCTGTCCCTACAGACAACCGACAACAACGAAACGGCGGGGGGAACGATCCCCTTAAGCAAAGAAACGCATTGCAGGATTTACAAAAAGCGGCGCTTTCAACTGTCCAGTCCTACAATCAGTTGCTTCAGGCTTATGATGCAACAGGACATTCTTTAGGTCAGTTAACCGAAGTCCAGCAACTTAATCTTCGGATTCAAAACGGCGATCTAACTGGCCTGGCTCCCGCCCTGCAACAAAGGCTTAGGAGTTACGCAGCTGAGGTCGATAATCGCCGTGCGCTCTATGAAATTAACCAGAAGAATCTTCAGCTTGACCAGTTCCGCGCCAATCTTAATGCTCAGATAAGCAATACAGAACAGCAACGCGCCCAAACGCTCAGTGATTTTGGTGTGGGCGATCGGCAGCGCCAGAGAAATCAGGAGATTCTTCAGTTAACTCAGCAAGGTCAGGCGCAGGTGGACCAGCTCAGGCAGCAACTAGCACAAGCTCAGATCGATAATTCCAGTCAAGGGAAGAGACAGCAAGAGCTTTTACGGCAACAGATTGATGCACAAACGCAAGCAAATGCGACAAATCTGGCAAACCAACAAGCTTACTATCAGAATCTCGACAAGCTCCAGAATGACTGGCTTGATGGTGCGAAGAACGGGCTTCAGAACTTCCTCGATTCCACTGGGAATCTTTACCAGACGGTTTCTGACGGCGTTCAGAATGCACTCGGAACCGGCCTCGACAACATCAGCCTGATGCTGAACGGTCAAAAAGCTGACTGGAAATCGTGGGGGATTTCAGTTCTCCAGATTATCGAGAAAGTCACCCTTCAGATGGTTGCACTTAGGGCGCTTCAGTCAGCAGGAAGCAGCCTGAGCGGATTTGGTGGGATTTTGGGAAGTATTGGTTCGGCATTGGCGGGATTTGCTGGCGGTGGCGGAGGTGCGGCGGCGGGCGCATCAGCAGGTGGAACAGGTGCATTAGGCTTGCCGACTGGCTTTCAGTTCTATGCGAACGCCAAAGGCGGTGTTTATCCCGGCCTGAGTGCCTTCAGTAACGGCATCGTCAACACACCGACGCGATTTGCTTTCGCTCGCGGGGCTGGATTGATGGGTGAAGCGGGTCCAGAAGCCATTATGCCACTTAAACGCGCCTCAGATGGTTCGCTGGGTGTACGGGTGAGTGGTCTGGGTGGCAATGGTACGGGTTCAGGTGTGAGTGTTGTGGTGAACATCGATAACAGTGGCAATGCGTCGTCACAATCAAACACAAAAGGCGGTCAGCAACTGGGAACCCAAATCGGTGAGTATGTTCGTCAACAGGTTCGGTCAGGCATTCTTCGCGAAACCCGCGATGATGGGGTGATCGGACAGGCAATCAAGGGGCGTCGATAATGGCTATCGAAGAATTTACATGGTGTGCCAGAGTCAACGCGTCTGGTCAGTCTGATTTCGATGTAAGGACGATTCAGTTCGGTGACGGGTATTCTCAGTCCGCTGAAGATGGCATTAACTCCCGACACATGACGTGGAATCTCCAGTTCACAGGTGATGAAACGTTTATTGGTGAGATTAAAGCCTTTCTTAATCGGCAGATGGGCTATAAATCTTTCCAGTGGACGCCCCCCGGCGAAGCGTTGGGGCTTTACCGATGCGTGACCTACAACCCGACCGCGCTCGGTGCAGGTCTCTTTGACCTGACCGCGACCTT